TTCACCTGTATCTGCATTGTAGACTAGTTTATTCTTATATCTAGTCATAGTATCTGCAAGATACTGTTCTGCTTTTGCCTTCGGAAGATTACCTACATCAATGTAGAATATTCTTCTTTCTGGGGCTCTTGATATCCTATAGATAACAAGTGCATCTTCCATCATTCTTAATTGGTTAGCTGCTTTCAATCCTTTGTGCATGTAACCGATGATGTTTCTTCTTTGTGCATCCATCATTCCAGATGTAGTATACACAATTGCGTCTGGAGATATTCTTAAGGTTTGTGAACCTGTACCAGCAACATAGTTTTTCTCAAAACCACCTTGGTTATAGGTATAATATTCATCAACCTTATCGATAACCTCGACACCCTGTGCATTCTTTTTCTTTTGCACTTCCCTAACCTTTTTAATTTGGATAGGGTCTATCATCCTCAACCCAACAACACCCTTTTTAGGTTTTTGTGGGTCAACAAGTAAATGGAAGTACATCCTTCCATCTACATACCATTTTCTGAATATTTCAGAAGATGTTTGGTTAAATCTAAGAAGTCTTAAAACTTCAAAGAATTCATCTCGTATTTTGGATTTAATTGAATCTGAAAACTTAGTTGAATCCAAGTTGATTCCAACTGGACTATCTAAGTCATTATTAGATATAGCTTCTTGAACAATATCGTCAATTGCCATATCGACTTCTGGGATGAGTGACATCTGTCTGTATCGGACTATCAAGTCTTGTTCAGACTTAACTCCACCTTCCATGTCGATGAATGACCCTTGAGCCATTCCACCACCTATCGAATATCCGCCCTGTCCTACTTCTAGAACTTGAGCTCCATCGTCATTAATAGGTGCAACAAAGGATGGTGCGTTATCCTCGTCGCTCTTCCTCTTTATTTCAAATCCAAATATTTCCATAATATATATTTATAACACTTGAGAAGAACCCTATTAAAGAGTTCTTTCCCAATGTGAATAACTGAATGTTACATCAAAAGTCTGTATCTCATCTGCTGTATCGAAACTTAAATCGATTTGGTTTAGAGTGCTAGGATACATATTATACAACTCGTAAGTTGCAAGTATACTATCATCTCTGTTTAATTGAGATATAGTTGCTCTTGAAACTAGATAGTCTAAGTCTGTCGCACCGACACCACTATCTAATTCTTGTATGCTTTCCATCCATTGTTCTACTGCTGTTCTAGTAGTAAAGTTTACATCGTTGATGATGCTTACTGTCCAATCTTCAAATGTTCTATCCCCTGCTACTTTCAGTTTATGTCCTCTAAAAGGAACTTCGATAGCTGGTAAGGTTGAGCCTGGAATCGCTGCACTTTTGCACATAAATTCTATATTCTCTCCCATCTGAGGAATGTACACAGAAAATCTGTTACCACGAACGCCACCAGCGATTAACTGGGATTTAAATTCGTCTATAGTTGCCATGTCTTACTCCTTAGTTACCATATTGGGTATTAGTTGCACCATATACTTCTTCGAATTCTACACCAGACCTAGCTGCAACAAAGTTTAGTGTGATGAAGTTGATACTCCTATTTGGTTTAACAAAAATTGAAGCTTGGAATTGATTTGCATCCACAACTGATTGTGGGTTATTTGTGTCATCACAAACAACTTGGAAATCAACGATTCCTCGTCTTCCCTTAACTTGTCTTAAGAATGGTTCAATAGTTGCTCTGAATTGAGCTCTTGTAAATGCATCGTTAAATTCGAATAATTGGAATTTAGCTGCAGTTGCAATTGCTTTCTCCATAACTATGAACAATCTTCTAACATTAATTCTATCAAATGCACTTGCACTTGAAAGTAAAGTTTTATCTCCGAATAATATTGTCCCTTGGCCAGGGAATGTTACTATTGGATTAACTCTTTTCTTATACATTGCATCTCTATCAGCTTGATTTGGATTCCAAGACAATTTAGTAATACCTAATAATTGTCCTCTGTTGAATCCTGCTGGTGAGAACCATGCATCTCTTTCTTGGTCACTTCTTGCCATGATACCTGCTGTATGACCACATGCTGGTACATAACAGTAGTTATCAGTGTACTTATCGTATTGATAAGTCCATGCACTATCCATGACTGCATACGAAGTTGAAGTTAAAGTATCTGCAAGTTCAATAATTGAACCAGATTCTAGACCTTCGTTGTTTACACAACTTTCTCTTCGAGGTGAAATGACTGCAATACAGTCCTTTCTTGCAGCTGCAATTGAAATCAATGCGTTTGCTTGAGTTGTTGCTTCTGCTAATGTAGATATTTTATTACCTCTACTTGAACCATTGTCCCCATCAAGAGGGCCTGATATCAAGAAGTCTACATCTTGTGTTTCTGCATCACCAAGATAGGTGTTGAATGCACTGTATTTTTCTCCAGATGATAATCTATAACCATCTGTACCATCATCCATTGAAGCGGTGATTGGTAAATCGTGTGTAACAAAAGCACTACCAGCTGTAGCAAAAGTATTGCCACTTTCTGATAAAGCTGAATCGTGGTTAGTCCAGAAGATGTAATTAGAGTTAAATCTTATCTTATCAACATAGTAGTTTGAATTACCTTCTGAATCTTTTGAATCTGATGCCATTGATAGACCTTCATATACTTCTAGGATTTCTCCTACGATTCCAGTAATTTTACCATCTTCATCTTGAACAACAACATGCATTTCATCAAGAGATGAACTGTTTGCAAGAGCGTCTGGACTAGAGCCAGGAGCTTTAGTAAAACTACTTGCAAATTCCCATGTTCTATTAACATTGTCACCATTAGTTGGTGCAACCAATATTCCAGTACTACCTGTAATACTTGATAATTGGTCAAATGTTATTGTATTAGATGATACAGCAGAGATTTTATATTGGGTTGTTTGAGACCCAAAAGTAATAATATCTCCTACTACTAGTGTTGCACCAGATGCTACATCGATAGATGTATTACCTACTGCGATAGATGAATCGGATATGGTTGTGGCTGCACTCTCAGAGAATGCATTTGCACTTGCACATACCGATACTCTTAAACTATTACCGAGTTTTCCAACACATCTTGCAGTAAACATACCAGCACTAGAAGCTGCACTTCCAGAATGATAATTATTATCGTAATAATGTGTTGCATTTTTAATAAGTAAACCAGCTGAACCAGTCGTTGCATTTAACATACCATTGCCATTTGCACGAACTACTTTTAAATTATTTCCATACTTTAAAAAGTTTGCAGCTGCGTAAAAATGTTCTTTAAACCCTGTAACTGTACTATAAGTATCAGCTTCTTTAGGTTCTCCAAACACACTCACTAAATCCTTTTCGGATGTTATAGTTCTAACTTCATCAACTGGGCCCCAACTAAATTCACCAGCAAAACCACCAATACTAGATGATAAGGCTGGAACTACATTAGTTACATCTATTTCTCTGACTTGAACGCCAGGACTTACTAAGAATGCCATTTTAGTTTTCTCCCATAAAGTTTATTCTGACCGACCACATTTATTGTGTTCGTCCATAGTATTTAGTATTTCTTGTTTTTTAAAAAGTTCCATATCCTTCTTCATCGTCTGCTGTTGTCCATGTATCTCCACCTTCTCTAAAAGTTTCTCCTCTAGAGTATGTATTACCATCCATAATACCTATTGGAACTATATCGTTTTCTATTTCTTTTTGTTTCTCTGCATATAACATTGACTTTAAATCTGCATTAGATAGGTCTTTAAACAATGGTGTAGACACAAACCATGCAAATAATACACAATTCATGACCATATCATCATGACATCCACCATCTGCTTGCCATGATTGTCCTTTTGATACAAAGGTTGCAAACTCTTGAATAGTATCTGTATCTCTTATATAGAGTTTCTTTTCTTCCATTATTTCTTTCAGAGCTGCACATCCCTGTGCTTTGACCTTCTTGGTCATACGAACTCCTACTCCATCTGATTTTACAGCACTAGTTAGGAACATGTTTTCATATTCTAATTCGTAATATAACTCTCTACATACCATTGTTCCTTGGTCATTGTTTTCTACAATT